CAACAGGAGCAGTACCGGAGGACCAGGCGATCGTCTGGGTTGCGCCCTGCACGAGGACCCGGTTCCGGATGCTCGTGCCGTCCCAGGTGTAGGAGAACTGGGAGTCGTTGCCGATGTGGCCTTCGGTGATGCTCCCCGCGGATCCCGCCGTTGGGGCCGTGGTGAAGGTGACACCCGAGTTCTGCGCGGTGACCTGATTGTAGAAATGCAGGGTGAGCGTCTCATCGACGTACCAGCCGTACGGGGTGACCTGCCCCATCGTGGATGCGAGAGTCCGCCATGCGCCGGAGAGCGTCGTCCAGCCGAGCGACCATTCCGGCAGTGCGGGACCGGGGGCGACGTACCCGCCGTCCGCGTACCGTTCCGCGGTGATCCCGCACCCGGCCCCGTTGGTGAGGGCGACGATGATCTGGTCGGATGCCTGGATGCTCGACGCAGGCCAGCGGACAATCGCATTGTCGGCGTAGATGGTGTAGTCGGTGCAGTTCAGGTCCCACTCGTTCAGGTTCGGCCCGAGCGGGGTCAGTGACGGGGCGGTGCACACTCCCCCGAACAGGGTCTGTCCTGCGATCGTGTCGTGGAGTTTGACCTGGCTCATCGGCTCGATCACGATTGACGGGGTGCCTGCGTGTTCCTCGATGAGGCAGAACGTCGCCGTGTCGCCCTGCCGGCCGAAATTCTGCGTGATGGTGCACTGCTGGTTCCCGCCGTCGTAGGCGAGATGAGCGGTGTAGTCGACCGGGGAACCGCCCGGAGGGGTGACGGTGAACTGAAGGTCAGGCTGCGGGACGGGCATGCCTACCCCCGGATGTTGAACTTCCGGCCGCCCGCAACCAGAGTGTGCGTGCTGAGGCGGTGCCCGATCTTGCCGACTAGCTTGTCGATGTCGCTGTCGCTCATCACGTGGTTGTCGTGGACGTCGATCACGTACGTGTTTCCTCCGCCTCCGTAGCCGCCTCCAGCCGGCCCGATAGCCGAGGACAGGAGCGCCGAGGTAATGCCCGGAGCTCCGCTCCCGGCGTGCAGGCCCGAGGTGGCGCCGAGGACGCTGCCGGTGACCTTCCGGACCGCGGACATGATCTTCGGCAGCGATGCGAGGAACCCGTTGCCGAGGCCCGCCCCGAGCATGAGACCGTGCTGGTGCGTGTACTTCGACGGGGACCCGATGCCGAACGCGTGGCCGATGCCGCCCAGGACAGACGACGCGAACCCGCCGATCTTGCCGAGCAGCCAGCCTGCGGCACCGGAGATCCCGTTCCAGATGCCGCGGACGATGTTCTCGCCGATCGACAGCATCTGGCCCGGCAGCCGCCTGAAGATCCCGAGCACGTCGGAGACCCCGGTGGTGAACCAGCGCTTGATGTCCGACCAGTACTTGATGACCAGCAGGACCCCGGCGACGAGGGGGCCGCCGAGGATCCCGACGATCAGCCGCCAGTGCGACTTCACGAAGTCGATCACGGCGGTTACGGCCCGCGAGATGAACGCCTTGATCTGGTTCCAGTGCTTGACGATCTCGATCACCGCAAGGCCGAGCGGCCCGGTTATCAGGGAGACGATCAGCACCCAGTGCGACTTCACGAAGCTGATCACGGCGCTGATCACCTTGTGGATGAACGAGTAGACCGCGTTCCAGGCGACCTCTACCCCGTGCACGATGTCATGCCAGTGGGAGACGATCAGGTACACCGCTGCTGCCACCGCGGCGACGACAAGCCCGATGCCGAGCAGCATCGCCGCATTGGCCACAACCCACGCGGCGGCGGTCGCCAGGGCCCCGGCAACGTTCGCCGCGACGACAACGGCGATCTTCGCGATATTCTCCCCGACCCAGACGGCCGCCTGGGCGATCATCTTCCCGGCGGACAGCGCCCACTTCGCGGCTGAGGAAGCGGCGGCTGCGGCGTACGCGGCGGTGACAGTGGCGATCTTGACGGCCGACTGAGCCACCCACCGGGCAGCCGAGGCGATCATCTTCCCGGCGGACGCCGCCCATGACCCGGACGACTCGACGGCGGCCTCATCGTTAGCCGCTGCCACTTCCGCAGCGTCGGCTTCCTGCGCCGCGGCGGCCTCCCCGGAAGCGGCCTCTTCCGCCGCGGCGGTTTCCTTCGACGTCCCGGCGAGCTTCTGGAGCAGCCCGATAGTTCCCTTGACGGCCTTGCCGACATCAGTAACTACGGAACTGACCGCCTTGAACGCCTTCGTCACCCCGGCGAGGATCGCGATCGTGGCAGCGATGGCAGCGACCCCGCCGAACAGGATCTCCGTCAGCTTCTGGTGCTTCGCCGTCCACTCCGCGATGGGGGTGACGATTGCCGTGATCTTCGACAGGAGCGCAGACGCGGCAGGCAGGAGAGCCGACCCGATCGCGATGCCCGTGTTCTCGATTCCGGTCTTCGCCTGGCTCAGCTTGAAGTTGAAGGTGCCCTGGATGGTGGACCAGCCGTCAACGTTGCCGCTCGCCTTCTTCGCCGCGGCCGCGATCCCCGCCGTGCTCTTGTTCAGGTCTCCCATGTGCTTGCCGGTCAGCATCAGGCCGACGTTCAGGCCGGTCGCCCCGCCGAGCATTTTGCTCATGGCCCCGGTGAAGGTCTGCTTCAGCCCGGCCACGCTAGTGGCGGAAGTCTTGAACCGGGATACGAGGGCGTACTGCTCGGGCGACAGCTGCTTCATCGCCTTGGTCATGTCCTTCGTGGTGATGGTCCCCGCGAGGATCTGGTTCGCGAGGCCCTGCGCAGCCGGCGACATGCCTTTCAGCAGGTTCAGCATCACGTAGCCGCCGCTGGTGTTGCGGAGCACGGCGTCCCGCATCTCGTCCAGCGTCCCGGCGAGGCCTGTCTTGCCGAGGTTCTTCGCCACCACGTTCGCGTTCAGGCCCATGGCTTTCATTTCCACGGCCTGCACGTTCGACGGGGACACCAGCGACCGGATGGCATGGGCGAGGTCCTGCGACGCCTGCCGGGCAGTCATGCCCTGCGCGGTCATCGTCGCGATCGCCCCGCCGACCTGCGCGAACGAAATATGCGCCGCAGCGGCGACAGGGGTCACGTTCGACAGGGAGGAGGCGAGGTCCTGCATCCGCATGTCGCCCTGGCCGACTGTCTTGACCAGCTGGTTCATCAGCGACGTGGAGTCCTTCGTCACCTGAGCGGCGGTGAGCGAGGTCCCGTAGTAGGCCGTCATCGTGCCGACCAGCGCCTTGCTGGTGGTGTCAAGATCTGCGCCGCCGACGCGTGCCCCTTCGGCGGCGGTCTTCAGGATCGCGAGGCCCGAGGCGGCGTGGAATCCGCTGGACTCCACGTGGTACATCGCGTTGGTGATGTCGGCCGCTGACTGCCCGGTCGCCGTGGACACCTTGAGAATGCCCGCCTGGACCATGGCGAGGTTCTTCTGCGACTCCCCGGCGTCGGTGACCAGGTGGGTGGTGGCGTCCTGGAAGTTGCCTGCCGCATGGACCATCACCCCGGCGGCGACGCCGAGGCCGAGAGCCGTGATCCCGGCGACCCTCCCGAACTTGCCGAGAAGCCCCGCGGCGGCAGCCGAGTTCTCAGCGGACCTCTTCTGCGCGTCCGCCTGCGCCCGCGCCGCCGCGACAGCCTCCGTGTCCGCCGCAGCAGCGGCTTTCTGCGTGCCGCTCAGTTCCTTCTGCGCGGCCGCGTTCTCCTTCGACGCCGCAGCGAGACGCCGGTCCGCTTCCAGGAGCCGTTCCTGCGCGGCGGCATCGCCGTCAGCGGCCGCGGCAGCGGCCTTGTGCGCCTCGAGAAGGTTCCTTTCCGCGTCAGCCTGCGCCTTCGCGGTGCGGGTGGCCTTCTCCTGTGCCGCGGAGACACGGGCACTGGCTATGTCAAGCTTGTCAGCGCCTGAGGCGGTCCGGCTGAGTCCCTCGTCGATCTTGTCCCCGGCCACCGTGGCAGTGTCGGCTGCCTTCTTCGCGGTCTCGGAGAACTTGCCGAGCGACTCATCGACCTTCGCGAAGATCTCACTCGCCCGGTCACGGGCTTCGAGAACCGCCAGGACAGTAAAGGACTCCGCGCCCACGGGGAACCGCCCCCCGCCTGCGCTAGCGCCGCCTGTTCGCCGCGGCCTGCCTGGCGGCTTCTTCCCGGCGGATCATCGAGATGAACAGGGCGTAATCCTCAACCTGCCGCCAAGGAAGCTCCGCGAGGGGCCGGCCGCCGGAGATCCCGAGTTCTTTCCAGAACGCCTGCTCGACAAGGAACTGCTCGTACTCAGGCGGCGGGGTCGTCCCCATCCGGATCGCCGCCGACAGCCTCGTCAGGAAACTGGGCGGCCTCGGCGTCCTTGCGGGGCCCGTTGAATTCGTCGCACACCTGGTAAATCTGCATGAACACCGACGAGGGAAGACGGCCGATGCTGGCCCGCTTCTCCTTCTCCGGCTCCAGCGGCCACACGGTGCCGTCGGCGTCGTCGAGGTTCCAGGCGGTGATCGACTGGAGGAGCAGCTCGTCCTGGCCGGCGCTGGGGTTGATCTGCGCGGACATGGAACTGCCCACCGTGACGGTCTGCCGGCCGGCGCCGAAGAACGCCTGAACCTTCTTGTACTCGGCCGAGGACAGGCACTTCTTGACCTTGATCCAGTAGCCGTTGCCGACGTCGACTGTCTCTTCGCCCTCGTAAGAATCGAGGAAGCCCAATTCAGGATGCCCTTTCCGGGAATGAGAAAAGCCCCCGGAAGCGGATTCCGCAGGGCTGTGGACTGCTAGTACGCGCTGCTGACACCGTTCACGACGACCGCCTGAATGGTGTACTGGCTGCCGCCTGTAAGCGCACGGCTGCTCTCGAACGTCCAGCTGGACATGACCACATCGCCGAACTTGACATCGTTGGCGTACTTGCTCAGCGTCACCTGCGGGCATGTGAGAGTGATCCCGTAGGTGTTGGACGAGTGCGCGAAGCCGAGGACGAGCGCCCCCTGAGTCTGGTTCGCCAGGGTGGTGTAGTCACCGTAGGTGCTGTCGTTCAGCGAGGACCACACGACATCGACGGTGCCGGAGACGTGCAGCGACGCAGGGGTGAGGAACGACGGCCCGTGCTGCCCGGAGTAGGTGTAGGTCTCCTTGATGCCGTTGTCGATGTCCATCTGCACATTCGTCACGTCGGCGCGGCCGTGGGTGGCGAAGGTGAGCGACGCCTCGGCGAACACGAACGGGAGCTCGTTCGTGATGCTGACCGCAGTCGGACTCGTCAGAATCGCCGCGGACTGGGCCATCATGTCCGCGCTGATCATCACCGGCTCATTGCCGACCGGCGCCTTGAAGGACAGCTTGGAAACACGCGACCCGGCGAACTGGAGCGACTGGTAGCCGCCGATGTTCTTCTCGATCGTCAGCGACGACAGCGTGTTCGCCTGGCTGATCGTGTGCGTGTAGGGAGCGGTGGTCCCGGATACGGAGTCGGTGCCGATCGCGGAGGCGATCAGTTCCATCGCGTTGCTCGGGAACAGCGGGCCCTCGATCGCCCCGGCGAACTTCGCCTCACCCTGGAGGTTGAAGACCTGCTTGTCCCGCAGGGCCATCATGAGCTCCGGGGAGAACCATCCGGGATCGGTCTCCATGGTGTTGCCGGTCATCGGCAGGAAGGTCGTGGCGGCAAGAGGGACGCCGAAGGTCACCTCCTTGATCAGTCCCGTCGCACCGAGAGAGCCGTACCGCTCGGTGATAGTCGGGTAAGCCATGACTGGCCTCCTTGCTCCCGCGCGGCGGGACAATGGCGGGATGGACGAGATAGCCGCACGGGTGCGGAAGCAGGAAGAGGCCGGAGATGTCACGCGGGAGGCGGCCGTGGCGGCCTGGTGGGCGCCCCGCCTCGGGGCCAGGGAGCCGGTCGGGCTTGAAAAGCTGCTCAAGCAGCCCGTCCGGACCGAGGAGGACCGGATGCGGTGGCGCGTGGCGCTTGAGGAGATCACCGCTGAGCACCTGCGCGACTGCGCCAACTGCGACAACTTCACGCCTGGCTGGCACCAGATTGGGGTCGACTACGACCCGGACGCGCTGCTCGAGGCGGCCGCTGCCCGGGCGGGGATCACCCTCGGCCGGTACGAGCTGGCGGGGAAGACGACGATGATCCTCGATGACGAAGGCATTCGGGTGTCCGACGGGTACGGCGCTGCATGGGAGTTCATCTGGCGGCATCGCGCGGAGGATGACGAGACAGCCGCGTGGCTGCGCGAGCAGGCGGAATCTGACCTGGCAGCGGAACACGGCCCGGACGAGAGTGCCCGGGCTGAATCGGTGCTTGCTGTTCTTCGTGAGTACGTGACCCTGTGGGGAAACGCGAACAGGTATGCGGAGTTCGGGTCGTCCGATCGGTCGCTGGAGAACCAGGCGAAGGCGTTCAAGCGGGTTGTGCGGATGCTGGCCTACGGTTACCGGCACCGTGAGGGCTGGAACGAGGCGTGGAAGCCGTGACCGGCAAATGGGACTGGCGGAAGCACTACCGGCAGACGCTGGAGATCGATAACCCTCTCGCGAAGTGCGGCGGGTGCGGTTTCGCGACGGCCCTGTCTGGAACGTGGTCCGTTGAGGGTGGCAGGCTCGTGTTCCGTGCGGATCTCAATCCTCTTGCGCGCAGAGGGCCGAGCATGGGCACCTGCTGCGAGGGGAATCACGAAGGCGTCGCGAGTGGCGCGCTTGAATTCAGGTACGTCACCGTGGACGGGAAGCCGCTGGCCGACGCGCAGTTCGCGGCACTCAAGGCGAGCGCGGAATCTCCTGCCGCATGGGAAGAAGAGATGGGCCGGTGACTTCCCTGTCGGACCTGCTGTTCCGGTTCGACCTGGTGCCACGGCCGGGAGCGCTCTACGGGACCTGCTGCTCCTCGGTGCCGCCGTTCCCGGTCGGCGAGCCTGAGGCGTCACCGTCACCGGAGAGGCTTGCGCCGTTCGTATCGCCGTCCTGGCTGGCGTTCGCGTCGGCCTTCGGCTTGCGACCCGGCTTCGGAGTGGCTTCCTCGATGTCGCCCCGCCACAGGTAGCGCTCTGCCTCTTCTGCGGGCACGTCGAACAAGTCGCCGTTCTCAACCTCGCCGACGCCGTTCTCGGTGAACGTCTGCCGCCCTGCGCCCGTGTACCTCAGCCGCCGTGTCATGCTCATGCCACCCCCAGGGACCGCTTGACCGCCTCGGCGAACATCCGGGACACCGCCACCCCGATGAGCGGCATTGCCCGCCCGGGGAACGGATTCGGCTTCGTGCCGGGATGGTTGACGCGCTTGGCGAACCTGGGTGCCCCGAGACCGCCGGGGCCGAGCCAGCGCAGCGCCCGCGCATTCCTCGCCTGGATCACGTGCGGCGCGGTGCCGTCGAGGATGTACCTCGTGATGGGCGACTGGCTGTAGAACACGACCGACCGGGAACCGGGTCCTGTCGCCTGGCGCTCGTCGATGGACTCCCGGAATGCGCCCGTCTTGAACGGGGCGTGCGCGCGGAGTATCTGCCGGCCGAGCGGCGCCGCTTCCTCCGCCCACAAAGCCGATGCGGCTTCCCAGTCGAACTTCGGGAACGACCCGTCCCGCTCGACCTTCATCGTGAGGCTCACCCTTGCACCGCCTCCATCACGCTGAGGCGGATCACCGTGGAGAACCACAACTGCCGCAGGTTCATTACGGTCCGCTCAGGCGGGTAGTCAAGCGCCCAGTCCTCGCCGACGGACAGGATCTGGGTGTCTGTCTCGCTGGTCGCCGACTGGCCGACAGGGACACCCTGAGAGTTGATGAACACCGGCATCAGCGTTGCCTCGAACACCGCTGTCACCGCATCGGTCACCTGGAGGAACGGCTCGTTGGCGAGAGCGTCGTCGGGGGTGTCCATGTAGTTGAGATAAATGTCGATGGGCCACATGCGCCTGCGGAAACCAGGACCGCGGGGTGCGGTCTGCCGGTTCACCTGCACACGGCCGGGCCACACGTACGCGCGGGGTTCCTTCAGCTTCTCCGACACCGGGGGCGTGATGTAAGCCACGAGCGGGCCCGGGACGCTACCAGGAAGCGGCGTGCCGTCTATCAGGCCCCAGACGTACTTCGCGACGCTGTAGAGCGGCACCTGTTACCAGATGCCCTTCGGGGCGTTGACGCTCTTGCCGCGCTTCCCCGCGCTCTTCCCGGCGACGAACGCCTTCGCCTGCTTCGCCGCCTGCGCGGCTGTCCGCCGGTTCCGCTCTCCCCTGCGGCTTGATCCCCGCTTGTTCGCCATCGTCAGCCTCCCTCTAAATCCGCCTGCGGTACGGGTCCAGCAGCAGTTCCATCTCCGTCGCCATCTCGCTGATCCCCGAACCGGAGGAAAGCTTCTCCCCGCTGAGGGTCTGCACCACAACCGAGTCGATGCCGCCTTCAAGCGCCTGCATCGCCGCGGCGTACACCGCAGCCTCGATGACTGTCGCGGGAAGCGCGGAGATGACCGTTCCCTTGACATGGGCGTAGGCGAGCGGCGAGGACAGGGTGATCATGCCTGGTCCCGCCTGTGCTGTTCCCGCACCGTCCGGGAGGACAAGCGGTGTCGCCGCGGAAACCGACGCGGCACTCACCTGCTCGGTTGCGGACCCGTCATAGGCGAATCCTGCCGCGCCCGTCCAGCCGGTCACATCGTCAACCGGAAGTTCCGTGGCGGCCGCGCTTACGTTTGCCGTCAGCGATGTGTGCGGCCAGCCGTTCAGGTAGGACACCTGAACACGCTGGCTGCCCCGGCCCCCGGCTCCGGTGAAGCCACCCGACGGGGTGCAGCCCCAGGGACTGCACCCGATGTAACCGGGGGCGACGTCGATCGTCCAGCCGCCGTCCGGTGCTGTCGGGGCGGCCGAGTCGCCGGAGAAGATCAGCGGATGACGGATGTCCCACTGCCCCGAGGGAACCGGGGTCCACACCCGGGGGAACGAGCGGGACGGGGAGATCTGGATCGCGAGGACTTCCGTGACCGGCCAGCGCTTCATGATCAGGACGCCGTTGCCGGTATTCGGGTCGACACTGCACCGCGGCAGGCCAGGGCCGTTCAGGTACTCGGTGTCAGCGGTAGAGCGGAGCACCTGATTGCAGTAGGTGTCTATGCGGCTTGTGGCCTGCCAGCAAAGCTGAGTCGCGGCGGCAATCTGGGCGGCGTCGGTACTCTGCGGGCTTGGGATGATCGACCACGACACGCCGGTAGGGGCGTTGATCAGCATCTGAGGCGATACGTACGGCGTGCCGAGAGGCATCCGCTCACCCCCGCGCTAACTGCTGTAGCGGTGATAGTGGCGCACGGCCGGCTCATGCTGGTGCAGCGAGTACCCGCGGCGCCTGAGTTCGTCCCCGAGGCGCACGTCCAGCCGCCGCCAGTCCTTAGCGGGGAGCCCGTCCCCTGTCACCCTGCCGGCAACCTCGAGGAGATCCGGCTCGGCCGCCTTCAGGTCCGCGGTGAACCGCGTGCACCCGAGGCAGGCGAGCATGACACCGCGATCGAGGGGATACGCCACACCACACCAAGGCTCCCGGCACTCCGTGAACCCCGGCACGACTCCCGCATGGATGCCGATGTCGTGCTCGATCACGATGAGGTCGCCCGGCTCCAGCCAGGCGGCCGCGAGGAGCTTCCAGTACGCGGCCATGTCGGCCGGATCCAGCCGGACCCTGATGTGCCCCTTCGCGTGACGGTTAGCAAGTCTCGCCGTTGCCGGGTGCAGGCGCGTGTACGGGAGCAGGATCACACGCGGCTAGCAGCCGACGGCGACCTGGTTGCCGACAGCCGTCGTGGTGCCGGTCCACTTGAAGTACCAGCCGGCCGGAAGCCTGAATGACCAGAGGTCACCAGCGGCCGTCGCGCCGCTGGTGACGAGGGTCACGTCGCTCGCGGCGCTGGTGTGGCCCATCGTCAGCGAGGTCGCGGTGCCGGAGGTCGTGACCTGGAGATACACCATGTAATCCCGTGTCAGGTCGGTCAGCTGGAGGGCGGTGCCGGACGTAGCCCCGAGCGATGTCAGCACGGGGGCTGAGACGGCTGTGCTGCTGCCGTCAGGGAAGGAAACCGGGTCGACGGGAACGCCGGCCGGGTTGCCGGAACTGGAAGCGAGCACGTTGGACATGGGGGTGCCTCCTTGGAGTGACGGGACGATGCTCAGGAGCGCGGCGGGTAGCCGGGGACGCACCCGTGGGCGGG